TTCTGCCGCGTGCCCTCGCCCGACGGCGGCGAGCCGGTGCCGGTCAAGCTGATCGACTGGCAACGCGAGCGAGTGATCGCGCCGCTGTTCGGCTGGAAGCGTGCCGACGGCCGGCTCCGCTATCGCCGCGGTGCCGTGTTTGTTCCGAAGAAGAACGGCAAGACCTGGCTGATGAGCGGCATCGCTCAATACCTCCTCACCGCCCACCAGCCGCTGGCCGACGTCTACCCGGCGGCCGTCGACCGCGAGCAGGCCCGCATCCTGTACCGGATGCTCAAGCGATCGGTGGAAGCCTCCCCTACCCTGTCGAAGGTGCTCGAGGTCGTCGACTCGAAGAGCATCATCCGCAACCGGAAGCACGGGAACGTCCTGCGGTGTCTCTCTGCCGACGCGTACCGGAACGAAGGCCTGAACGGCAGTGTGATCATTGACGAGATCCACGCCCACAAGAGCGACGAGCTCGTGTCGGCGCTCATGTACGCGACCAGGGCGACGCCCAACGGCCTCGTGCTGGCCATCTCGACGGCCGGCGACGACCGCAAAGGCCCCGGCTACCAGTGGTGGCAGGACTGCGAGCTCGTGATGAAGAACCCGGCCGCGAACCCTACGTTCTACGGGTTGATCTACGCAGCGGACCCGGAGACCGACGACCTGGACTCGCCGGAGGTCTGGCGGCGCGTCAACCCGTCCATGGGCGTGACATTCCCCGAGGAGGAGTTCCGCGCCGACTGGCAGGACTCCTTGACCAATCCTGTCAAGAGATCGCGGTGGGCTCGGTACTCGATGAACGTCTGGACGACTCCCGACAACCGCTGGTTTACCCACGAGGCCTATGCCCCTTGCGTGGCTCCTCCGCCCGAGCCGCTCGCCGGCCGCAGCTGCTTCATCGGCCTGGACCTCGCCGATCACCTCGACCTCACGGCGGCCGTCGCGCTCTTCCCGGACGGCCAGGGTGGCTACGACGCCGACGCGATGTTTTGGATGCCCGAGGAGAACGTGGCGGAGCGCGAGAAAGAATCGCGCGTTCCTTTGCGCCAGTGGATAGAAAACGGTTGGATCAGAACCACGCCGGGAGTGCGGCTCGACCACGACCAGGTCGCCGCCGACCTGATCGCGTACTCGCAGAATCACCATGTGCGAGGCGTCGGCGCTGACCCGTGGAACCTGGGCAGCGTGGCGACGCAACTTCAACGGGCGGGGCTGGAAGTGCACGCTATCGGCCAGACTGTCGGCCGGATGACGGGCTCGTCCAAGCTGCTTGAGGTGCTGATCCACGAGCGGAAATTTCGGTGCCCGTCGCCGGTGCTGCAGTGGATGGCCGGGAACGTGTGTTTGTACGTCGACCACCAGGGCAACATGAAGCCCGACAAGGGCCGCAGCCAGGACAAGACGGACGGGATCGTCGCGGCCGTCTGCGGCCTGGCGGTCTCGATGACGGCTGAGCCGGAAACGAGTCCAGACGCATGGCAAATCATCGAGCTGTGAAGAAGACGGCGGCCAAGCCGCGGGCGCCGCGGGCCGGAAAGAAGCTCGACCAGTTCGCCGTCAGGGCGCTGGCTGACCACCTGCCGATCGGCACCGTCCTGCAGGCCGACGCGATCTCCGCCGAGGTGGCCGTCCGCGTGACGTGCATCCTCGCGTGCGTGCGGTTCATCGCGTCTTCGCTTGCGTGTATGCCCACCGAGGTCATCCGCAGGCGGCCGGGATACCCGAAGACGCACGCCCACGATCTGGCCTGCTACGACGTCCTGACGTGGCGACCCAACTCGTGGCAATCGGACTTCGAGTACAAGGAAACGACCGGCTACCACCTGGCCCTCTACGGGCGGGCCTACTCGCGGATCGTGGCCGGGAGCAATGGATTTTGCTCCGCCCTGGAGCCGTTGCACCCGAGCCGCATGTCGTGCCTGCGAGGCGGCGACGGGCTGATCTACCGCTACCTGCTGCCGCGTGGCCAGCACAAGGACTTTCAGCAATCGGAGATCGTCCACTACCGCTGGCTCTCGGACAACAGCTACGAGGGGCAGCTTCCTGCCGAGCTCTGCTCCACGAGCGTCGCGCTGGCCCGGAAGCTCGACGTGGCCGCGGCCAGCTTCTGGGACAACTCCGCCCGCCCCGACGGCGTGATCGAGACGCAGGAAGAGATCCCGCCGGAGGCTGCGGCCCGGTTCCGCGAGCAATGGAAGGAGATCTACGGCGGCGCCCGCAAGCGGGGCTCCACGGCGATCCTGCCCAAGAAGACACAGTTCAAGCCGATCGAGGGCAACTCGCAGGAAGCCAACCAGTTCATGGAGCTTCGCAAGTCGATGTTGCCCGACGTCGCCAGGGTCTACGGCATCCCGACGACGCTGCTGGGCGATGCCGACATGGCAAAGTACAGCAACGTGGAACAGGAGTTCGTGACGGCCCACGTCTTCGGCCTGCTGCCGTGGCAGAAGCGGTTCGAGGGGGCGATCGACCGCTCGATCTTGCGGACTTACGACAACCCGATGGACGGCCGGCACTACTGCCGGCTCGACAGTCGGGCGCTGCTCCGCGGCGACACGCAGGCCCGCGTGGCGCTCTACCAGTTCCTTTTCAACTGCGGCGCGATCTCGCCCAACGAACTGCGCGACCTCGAAGACCTTGACCTGTTGGAGAACCCGGCGGCCAACGCGACCTACATGCAGCTGGGGTTCGCGCCGCTGGGAACGTCGGCCACCGGCACCGGTCCCGATGCCGTGCCGGATGGGACGCAGTACCCGGCCGACACGATCGAGCCCGACGACGTCATCACAAACGAGGACGGACATGACGACTGACAGCATCGAGCGCCGCTATGTCCCGACGGTGGTGGAGCCGATCGAGCTCGAGGAGCGGTCGGCCGCGTCCCCTCTGATCAAGGGCATCAGCCCGCCGTTCAACTCGAAGAGCGAGGACCTGGGCGGGTTCCGCGAAGTGTTCGCCCCGACCGCGTTCGACAAGGTGGTGGGCCGCCACCGGAACGACCCGCGCGGCGGCGTGGACGTGGTGGCCCTGTTTGACCACGCCGGCCAGCCGATCGGCCGCACCACGAACGACACGCTCAAGCTGGCTGTTTCCGAGCGTGGGCTCAACTACGCGATCGACCCGCCGGACACGACGCTCGGCCGCGACATCCTCACGCTGGTCAGGAGAGGCGACCTGTTCGGAGCGAGCTTCGCGTTCTCTGTGGCGCAGGGCGGCGAGTCGTGGACGCAGGAGCCGGACGGGACAGCCGTGCGGACGGTAACCGAGGTTTCGGGCCTCTACGACGTCTCGGTCGTGACCCGGCCGGCCTATCCGCAGTCGTCCGCGGCCCTGCGGTCGCTCGAGCAGTGGCGGGCCGAGAACCTCACCGAGGCCGAGCAGCGGCAAGCCGCCGAGAAGGTGGCCGACGAGCAGGCCGACAAGCGCCGCCGCTGGTCCTACGCTCTCACGGCGGCCTCCGCCAAACTCGCAGCCATGAGGCTCCGCGCCAATGTCGGCCGAATCAAGTAGGGCCTGCCGCAAGTGCGGGCAACGTTGCCGCGTGATCACGTCGCGCCGTGCCGGCGACGACCAGGTCCAGCGGCTGGAGTGCACCTGTTGCCATGCCCGCCGCAAGCGGCTCGTGCCCGCCGCCGAGATCTGGAGCCGAAAGCGATGAACGCCGCCGCCGATTCAATCACCACCGTCTCCGCCCGGCTCACCGCGTTCTTCGCGTCTGCCCGCGAGCAGGCCAGAGACGGCCTGACCTGGCAGGAGTTCGGCCGGCTGCTCGTGCAGCTGCTGTACATGGCGGTCGAGGGCCTCGAAGCCGTGGCCACGCTGACCGGCCCGCAGAAGCGGGAGGTGGCCCTGGCGGCCGCGGCTGTGCTGTTTGACACAGTCGCCGACAAGGCCGTCCCGGTGGCCGCGTGGCCGGCGTGGGTGATCCTCCGGCCTGCAACCCGCGTTCTCGTTTTGTCGCTGGCCGCCGGGGCCGTCGAGGCCCTGCTACGGATCTCCAGGAGCTCCACATGATCACCGGACTGATTGTTCTCGCCGCGGTGGCGTTTTTGTTTTGGCCAGCCGGCAAAGGCAAGCCCGGCGCGGCCCTGCCGTCGGCCGAGGATCTGTTCCGCGTGCAGCCCGTGGTGCCGCCGGCCACGCCGGCCGCCCCGGACCCGCGGGCGGCGATCGAATCGCTGCTCGAGGTCCGCGACCGGCTGGCCGCAAGCGAGCAACTCGACGAGCAGGCGTCGGCCGCGGTCGACACGCTCTGGCTGGATCTCCTCCACGGGAGCCGGAAGAAATGAGCGACCGCCAGAAGTACATCCTGGCTGCAGCTTTGGCCGGCGGCGCGGCGTTCGCGGCCTGCGTGGAGTTTTGGCCGCGGCCTGCCCACCGCCCCACGCCCGCCGCCGGCCTCGACCTCCGCGGCAAGTTCATCGGGCCGGAGGCGGCCGAGGACGCGGCGGCGTTCGCGGGCCTGTGCCACGGGATCGCCGACGCCCTGGCGGCGGACGGCGGTAAGCAGGAGCCGCGGATCAAGACCGGCGTGCAGATTGAGGACGTGCGGATTGCCGCGGCCGAGGGCCGGTTCCTGCCGCGGCAGTTGACCCGCGAGCAACCCCACGCGGTGGCCGCCGCAGGCAAGTATCTCGACGACGTCGCCGGCACGTCAGGCGGGCCGCTCGACGCGACGACCCGCGCCAAGTGGGTCGCGGCCTACCGGGCGCTGGCCGAGGCCGCCGAGGAGGCGGTCCGATGAGTGATCGCCAGATGCGGTGGACCTGGTCCGCCATCGCGTTCGTCGTCTTCGCTGCGGTGCTGGGCGCGATCATCGACCACTTCGTCCATCGCGCCCTCCAGCGCGTCGATGCCACCTTTGGCTACACGCCAAACCCGGAGGGCGTCCGCCAGTTCCTCCGCGAGCTCGACGAGCCGACGTTCGCCGAGGCCGGGGCCGACGCCATGGCCAACGCGACCGGCCGCGACACGTTCCTGTACCGGGCGGTCAACGTCGCCCACCAGCGGCGCTACGGCAAGCCCTGGCAGTCGTGGGACCAGGGCAACGCCGGGACGTGCGTCTCGTTCGCGTTCGGCTTGGGCATGTACGCGGCCGAGTGCGTGGACCACGTCGCCGGCAAAATCAAGGAACCGCCCCTCGCGGCGGCCACCGAGCCGATCTATGGCGGTTCGCGGACGGCCGGACGCCTGCCGCCGCTCGAACGAAACTACGGTGGGGACGGCAGCTACGGCGGAGCGGCCGCGCGGTGGCTCACCGGCAACTGCCGCGACAAGAGCGTGGGCGGTGTGCTGTACCGGACGCAGTACGGCCCGTTCGATCTCCGCGAATACTCCGTTCCACTGTCTCGCTCGTGGGGCCGCGATGGTGTTCCGCTCGAGCTCGGCCGCGAGGCTGCCAAGCGGCGGGCCAAGTGCGTGCAGGTGCAGACCTGGGCGGAGTTGTGCGCAGCGATCGAGCGTGGCACGCCCGTGGCCATCTGCTCGCAGGTGGGCTACGGCCCGACGCCGCGGACGCGTGACGCCGACGGGTTTCTCTCCCGCGGTACGCCGTGGAGCCACGCCATGCTCGTCTGGGGAGTGCGGCACAAACACAACGGCAGCCCGCGGGACGGCGCCCTGATCCAAAACTCGTGGTATGTCCGGTGGGTCGCCGGCCCGAAGTGGCCGTCCGACCAGCCAGACGGATCGTTCTGGGCCTCGCGGCCCGACGTCGAGGCCGCCCTCCAGCAGGGCGACAGCTGGGCGATCGGCACGAGCTACGAGTGGCGGGATCTCCAAAACGCGGACTGGGGGCTGGCACTATGAGTTTCATTCTGTGGGCCGTCTTCGGTGCGATCGTGGGCGGCATCGCCAGGTCACTCCTGCCGTCGAAGCTGCCGGCCGGCTGGCTGCCGACGATCGCTGTCGGCTGCGTGGGCAGCATTGCCGGCGGGCTGCCGTTTGGCGAAGGCCCGGCCGGGCTCGTGGGAAGCGTCATCGGGGCCGTGGCCGTTCTATACCTCCACCAACTCTGGAGCGAAAGCAATGCGGGCTGATCGTAAAACCATCGTCGCCGGAATCGTCCTCGCCGCCGTCGTGTGGTGGCTCGCCACTGCGCCCGAGTCTCCCGTCCGGCCCGCGCCGCCGCAGCCCAAGCGGCCCGTGCTGCGGTTCCTGGGCAAGGTGGCCGCCGTGGCCGCGAAGATCGGGCTCACCGCGCTCGTGTTCATGGAGCCGCCGCCGCAGGACGCGGACGAGATCCGCATGGCCCACGCCGTGGTCGGCCTCGACGGCTACCAGCAGCTGCGAAACGAGAGGTGGTAGATGCACGAGCTCTGGCACTGGCTGCTCTACGTCCTGGCGGTGTCGGCCGCCGATCCGCAGCTGCTCGAGCACGAGCGGGCGAGGGCCGCCGGCAGCGTCACCGTCGCGTATGCGGCCCTCGCAAGCGAGCCGCCGCCGGCCCCGGAGCCCAATCCCAAGCCGGCCCCGGCCGCCGCGTGCAGTGAGTGCGGCGGCACCGGGAAGATCTTCCGGCCGGACGGAGGCTACGTCCGCTGCAAGTGCGGCGCGTGCCCGACAGGCACCTGTCCGAAAAATCTACGGTAGAGCGGTCGAACTTCGACGGCGTGCCGGTTTGGTGGATCGTGTGTGCGTTGCTTGACGAGCGACACGAACCACCATCCCCGAGGACGACATGAATAAGCTCCGCTTGGCCCAGGACGAGATCGCCACCCTGCTTCCGCAGATCGAGAACCTCCGCAACGTCGACCCTAACGACGACAAGGACGGCGCCGCGGCGGCCGCCCTGGACAGGGCGCTCAACCGGGCCGACGAGCTCAACGGCATCGTGGAGCGTGAGAACGCGATCGAGGCCCGGCTGGCCGCGGCCCGCGCGAAGCTCTCCCCCGTCGCCGACAGCGAGCCCCGCGCCGCCGTCGAGCAGGGCGAGGAGCTCCGCAGCAAGGCCGAGCGGTCGATCCTGGGCGGCCTCAAGGGCTTCTCCAGCCGCGAAGCGGCCCACAAGGTGGGCGGCTACCTCCGCGGCCTCGTGACCGGCGAAGTGCGGGCGATGGGCGAGACGAGCCCGGCCTACGACGCGAAGGGCGTCGACTTCGTCATGGGCGAGCTCTACGGGGCGATCGTCAACCGGCTGACCTATAGCTCGGTCGGCCTGCAGCTGGCGAGCATCTACACGCCGTCGGCCAACAGCATCAAGGTTCCGAAGATTGGCGACGCAACCGTGTCGATCGTGGCCGAGGGCAACGCGACCACCGATCAGGACATCTCGTCCGACGGTGCCACGATCACCCTCTACGAGCACCGGCTCAGCGTGGCGATCTCCCGGTCGCTGCTCGAGGACTCGCCGCTCGACGTGGCGGGTGTCGTGGCCGAGCGGATTGGCGTGGCCTACGCGAAGCACATCGACAGCCTCTGGCTGGCCGGCAACGCGTCGAACCCGTCGATCACCGGCCTCGCGGCAGCGGTTGCGTCCGGCAACACCATCACGGTTGGCGCATCGGCGGCGACCACGCTTACCAACTTGGCCGACGTGGTCGGCAAGGTGGACGAGCAGGTGATGGATACCGCGTGGGTTTGCAGCCGTGCCGGCTGGGTGGACCTCATGAAGATCTGGAGTGCCCAGCAGACCACGCTGACGGTCGGCGGCGGCCGCGTGGTGCCGACGATCTTCGGTGCCCCGGTCTACCTCGTGAAGGGCCTCCCGTCGACCACGCTGGCCCTGTACGGCGACTTCAAGATGTCGTCCGCCATCGCGGTCAAGCAGTCGGGCCTGGAGATCGACGTGGCCCGCGAGCTCCTGATCCGCAACCGCCAGGTCCTCTACGCGGCCTCGCAGCGGGCCGGGCTCAACAACCACGACGCCCAGTACGTTGCCCGGCTGGCCAAGGCCGCGTCGGGCGGCTGAGCGATCGTAACGTGACGCACGGGGCGGCCGGGGGCTCCAAGCTCCCGGCCGCTCGTCCATGCACCCAAGGAAACGCCCATGCCCAACATGAAGTTCGTCCGCGACGGCTGGGGTCACAAGGCCGGCGACGTGGTCGAGAAGACGCCGGACTTCGCCCTCGTGCTCGAGCAGGAGGGCTACGCGGTGGAGACCACCGAGACGCCCAAGGTCGAGCGAGCCGTGGCCCCGGAGCCGGAGAAGCGAACCGCGAAGCTGGAGAGGTGACCCATGCGGCTCCGCTCCCTGGCGATCGTGACGCACCCGACGGTCGAGCCCGTCTCCCTGGCGGCCGCGAAGGCCCACCTGAACCTCCTGCCCGAGCAGGAGGACGACGACGCCCAGGTCGTCGCCATGATCGCGGCCGCCCGGCGGCTGATCGAGCGGCGGCTGGGCGTGGCCCTCTCGCCGCAGCAGCTGCGGGCGCGGTTTGACCACGCCGACGGCGACGGCTGGAGCCGCGGGCCGGCTGGGATTGGCCCGGTGACGCTCCGGCTGCCCGTGACGCCGATCCTGACGGGCGGCAGCTACACGGTGGCCGTGGACGTCGACGGCGTGGCCGTGGGCGGCTCGGCCTACACGGTGGACGCCGACGGCGGCTCCCTGCGGTTCTCCACCACGCCAAACGTCTCCGATCTGGCCACGCTCACGGTGACCTACTGGGCCGGGCAGACGCTCGTGTCGCCCCAGCTGCGGTCGGCGATCCTGCTCTATGTCGGCCACCTGTACGCCAACCGCGAGGCCTCGTCGGCCGACAGGCCGTCGGAGGTGCCGATGGCGTTCGAGACGCTCCTGGCCAGCGAGTCTGTCTCCGGGAGGTGGTAATGGCCATTCCTGCCGGTCGGCTGCGGGAGACCGTGGTGATCGAAAAGCAGACCGAGACGCGGAACGCGTTCGGCGAGACGAGCTCGACCTGGTCGACGCACGCCACCCGCCGGGCATCCGTCGAGTCGATCAGCTACTCCGAGACGCAGAAGCAGAACCGGATCGGCGGGGCGGCCACCTGGATCGTGACGTGCCGTTTCGTGGACGGCATCACCGGCAAGATGCGAGTGCGGTGGAGGAGCCGCGGGGACCGCTACTTGTACATCTCGTCGGTCGTCGAGCGCGGCAGCCGCGAGGAGCACGAGCTCACCTGCGAGGAGAAAGCGACCTAATGGCTGACCAACTCATAGCCTTGTCGTGGAACACGGACGCATATCCCACGCGGCTGGAGGCAGACGATGCAGTCAAGACACTGATGAGCCGCTACAGGGCTCTCCCCCGCCATATTGCCAGGAAGCACATGGGCGCCGCCATGAGGCGACTTCTCAAGCGGGGTGTTCCCATTCTTAGGAGAAACACTCCGCCGCTTGGCGTTCGCAGGGGTCGTAGGAAGAAGGGCGAGAAAGCCAGGTCTACTGGAAATCTTCGTCGGGCCGTCACTGTTCGTACTGGCCAAACGGGCGGAAACACAGACTTCAATTCCTTTGTGTGGGGATGCCTTGGGTACAAGGCCGGGCCAGAATCTCGAAAGGCGATCTGGCTGCAGTATGGCACGAGGCGCGGCATCCAACCCGTCTTGATGATTGAAAGAACTATGCAGGAGTTTGGCCCGGTTGCGGCGGCCGACTTGGCAAAGGAGTTGGCCTCAGCCCTTGAGAAATCAGCGAAGGAAGTCTCCTCCGGCAAAAATCCACTAAGGAACTTTTAATGGCATACCCGGAGCAATGGCTCAAGGCCGCGATCGAGACAGCCGGCGGCTGCCTGGCCTATCCGATGGAGGCCCCGGAGGGGGCCGCCCTGCCCTATGTGATTTACGGGAGGACGTCGACGCAGCGGGAAGCGCACCTGGGCGGCGACACGCCGAGCCCGCAGGGACAGTTTTCGGTGCTGCTGTACTCCCAGACGTACTCCGGCGTGAAGTCTATGGCCGACCTTGTTCGCGCGGCGTTGCACAACTTCAACGGTACGGCGAGCGGCGTGACAATCCGCCAGTGCCTGATTCTGGAGGAGCTCGACGGCTCGCCGGACTACCTCGAGGGACAGGACAAGCCGACGTACACGGTCGAACACACATATCAGATTCGCTGGGAGGAGTAAGCCATGCCGGTCGCAGATTCGCAGGGCACCACGTTCACGTTCAATTCGGTGACGTTCACCGCGCGAAACGTGAAGGTGAAGCGGTCCCAGGCCTACGTCGACGTCACGCCGCTCTCGGCGGCCGCCGGCTCTACCCGCCAGCTGCAGGCGGCTCCGCTCGTTGATGGCGACCAGATCACCTGCGAGTACTGGGGCACGACCGCCCCGGCCCGCGGCACGTCGGCTGCGATCGCCTGTGCCACGCTCGGCGTGAGCGGTAACGCGGTGTGCGAAGACTTCGAGCTCACGGCCGCCGTCGGCGAACTGATCGTCGGAAACGCCACGTTCAAGCTGACGGGCTGAGCGGCCGGGAGGTGAGCCCGTGCCGAACATCCCCGACAGTCAGGGCGCGGTCCTCTCGTTCCGCGGCGTGGTGCTCGGCGTGCTGCAGGGCGTGGCGCCAGCGTTCGCCATCGGCAACAAGCACGAGGTAACGAGCCTCCGCTCGCCGGTCGTCGGCCAGGGGCAGAACGCCCGCGTCCTCAGACAATACAACGTCACGAGCATCGAGCCCGGCACGATTACGGCGCGTTTTCTGGGCTCTCCAGACCTTGCTCGCAACGACTTGGGCGGGCCGGGGTTCCTGGCGTTCTCGTGGCCGGCGGGCGGCACGCTGTCGGGTCAGGCGTTCCTCGAGACGCTCGACGCCGAGTTCACGAAGGGCGAGCTCATCCAGTGGGCCGCCGTGTTTCAGTTCTCTGGGTTTGACGCGTGAGGAGCTTTATGGGACTTGCAGACGACATTCTGGCGATCGACGACATCCGACCGCCGCAGAAGCTGACGGTGAAAGCGTGGGGGCGGGACGTCTACCTCCTCGACCCGACAGCCGACATCCGCGACGAGTGGGAGATCTACTGCGCCGCAAACCAGGGCAAGAAGGCCAGCTGGCGGGCCAAGCTCGCCAGCCTGCTGCTCTGCGACGAGCAGGGGAGCCGGCTGTTCACGAGCGATGCCGACGTGGCCAAGCTCGGCAAGAAGAACGCCCGCGCGTTGCACGAGATCTGGCAGGCGGGGCAGAAGCTCATGTCGATCACCGACGCAGAGGTTGAGGAACTGGAAAAAAACTGAGGAGCCGGCCGGATGAGGTGTTCATCTACCGGCTGGCCCTCGAGCTTGGAATCCCCTACCCGGAGAAATGGAAGAAACGACTGACGGTTCGGCAGCTGCGGAAGTGGATGGCGTTCTGGCGCGTTGAGCCGTTTGGCGACGCGTGGCGGATGGCCGCGAGGACGTCGCTGACGACGGCGGCCGGGATGGGCGCGAAGCCCGACCCGGAGGCCGAGGAGCGATTCCTGCCGAGCTACAAGGAAAAACAGCAGACCGAGGACGACATCCGGCGTGAGCTCATGAAGATCCCGGCGTTCCGCGAGCAGATGCAGAAGGGCGAGTAATGGCGACGATCGGCAAAGTGTCGGCGGTGTTTTCCGCGAGCACGTCGGGCCTGAAGGCCGGCGTGTCTGATGCCATCCGCTCGTTCCGGCAGCTGGGCGGCGAGGCCGGCACGCTCAAGGGCCTTTTTGAGGGGATGCAGTCCGTCGCCTCTCGCGGTGTTGGCTCCGTCGGGCCTGCGGCCGAGGTGGCGGCGGCGAAGCTGTCACAGTTCCAACGAATGGCGACGCTGGCCCAGGAGGCCCTCGCTGCCGGCCGGATCACGGCCGAGCAGTTTGCCGCGAAGATGAATCTGATCGGGCAGGCGGCGGAGTCGTCTGCGGCTGCGGTGGCGGCTGGGGCCGCGATGGCAACCCGGTATGCGTCTGCCGAGGAGAACGCGTCCCGCGAGATCGCCCAGGCCAATTCCCTCCTCGCCCAGGGCGTGATCTCGCAAGAGACGCACGCGAGGGCCATGGCGGAACTCACGGGCGAGGCGGCGCGTGAGCGACGCGAGCTCGAGGCCGCCGGGAAGGCCATGGCGGACATGGCGCGAGTGTTCGACGAAGGTGCGGCCGTGACGCAGTCGGTGCGGACTGCCGAGGAGCGGCACGCCGACGAAGTGCAGCGGCTCCGCGGGCTCTTGGCGGCGGGTGCGATTTCGCAGACGACATACGCTCGCGCGGTCGACCGTGCGGACGACGAGCTCCGGCAGGCCACAACGGGCACGCGAGGTCTCGGGGCCGCAACGGCCGCCGCAAGTGCCGGCGTCGACCGGCTGGCCGGCAAACTGAACACGCTGATCGCGATCAACGCAGCCCAGCTATTCGGGCAAATCTCTGCGGTCGTCGGCAACTCTGTCCGGTCGTTCGTCAGCATGGGCGCCGCCCAGGCCGAGGTGATCGACGGCCAGAGCGACTTGGCCAACCGGCTCGGCCTAACCTACGGCGAGCTTGCCGGCCTGGGCTTTGCCGGGGCGCAGGTGGGCGTGTCGATGGAGTCCATCGGCAAGGCGGCCACGAAGGCCGACGTCGCGTTCGTAAAGGCCTCGCAGGGCTCCAAGGTGGCCCAAGCGGCGTTTGCCGGGATCGGCCTGTCCGTTGAGCAGCTGGAGGGCCTGTCGCCGGCCGAGCGGTTCAGGGCGATCGCCGACAGCATCTCGGCCCTGCCGACGGCCGCCGAGCGGTCGCGGGCTGCCATCCAGATCTTCGGCAAGGCCGGGGCCGAGCTCCTGCCCATGTTCGAGGGCGGAGCCGGGGCGATTGCCGCGGCCACCGACGAGGCCGCCCGGTTCGGGCTAGCTCTGACGAACGACCAGGCGGCCAGCGTCAACTCCATGTCCGACGCGTTTGCGAAGGCCCAGATGGCCGTCCAGGGCATCGTCGGCCAGGTCGTCGCCTACCTCGCCCCGGCCATCCAGGGCGTGACCGACACGTTCCTGAACCTGGTCGGCGGCATCGGCGGCGCGAACATCGGCCAGTTCATCGGCGAAGGCATCATCGCGGGCGCGTCGTTCCTGGCCGGGATCGCAGACTGGATGATCTCCGGCATCGGCTCGGCGTTTGAATACGCCGGGACGGTGGTCGACGTCTTTAACCGCGTGGTGTCGGGCCTGCAGGCCATCTGGTTCACCGGCGAGGCCGTGTTCAAGGGCGTGGCCGCCCTGATTGCCAGGACGATCGCCAACGGGGCCGCCATCCTCGACGCCCTGCCAGACGCAGTCGCCGGCAGCGGCTGGCAGGAGTTCGGGGCTTCCATGGAGCGGTCCGCCAACGAGCTCTCGGCCGGGGCCGACGCGGCCGCCGGCAAGGCCCTGACCGCGGCCGGGAACGTCGTCACGGGCGAAACGACTGGCGTGGGGGCGTTCCAAGGTGCCGGCCCGCTGTCGACGATCCTGGCCGACGGGATGGCCAAGGCACGCGAGGACGCCAGGGCCGCGAGCGTGGCCGAGGCAGCGGCTGTGAAAGAGCCCGTGGCGCCGCCCGAGCCCGTGTTCACCGGCGCATCGGCCGAGGCCCTGAAGGGGACCGACAGCCGATCGAAGGAAGGCCTCTCCGAAATGTTCCGCCTGATGCGTGGCCAGTCGGGCGACGTCCAAGAGCAGCAGCTGGGCGTGCTCGAGGAGATCCGCGACGCGGTCTCCGAAGGGGACGATTTTGAACTTGCGACGTTGGGGGCGTAACTATGGCAGTCGTCGCATGTCTCGAAACAGCCCGCGGCACCGGCGTGAGCGGCAAGTATGGCGAGTCGTTCACGTTCACGCGGAAATGGCTCGTCCGCGTCGATTCCCCGTTCACGCCGCGGCCGCTGATCTCGCGGGCTCCCGGTATCGCCTTCGGCTCCCCCTACCCGGATTTTGCCAGCCACAAGGC